TGGCGCAGCTATGGACTTTATTATGCAGACTGAACCAATAGTTGAGGCGGGCAAGAAATCAGTTGAGGAGATGGCTAAGAGAGGTCAAGAGCAAACAGTTGCGGTGGTTTCTGAATTAACCAACACGATACAAAACAATACCCAAAATGTTGTCTCACAAATGGGTGGTCAACAGCAGACAGGTGATTTTGATCCACAACTAGATAGAACTCTTATGGGTGCTATCTAAATAGAGTGTTGTGGCTATAGGAGGATTTAGATGGCAGAGAGAGATCTGATAACCCTAGATCCAATTTGGGGTTTACCGCCAAGGACTTTTGTTAGTAATAATATGATTATTAATACAATGCCTATCGCAAATATAACTCCAGCTGTTCCGCAATTCTCTTTGGGTTTAGGACTATATACAACTAGAAAAGCATGGACAGAGTACAATAAACTTTTGAATTATCATGGTTTCAAACTTCAAAGTGATAATATTAAAGTAGCATTTCTTGCTGAGAATTTCCCAACAGACAATTTTCAAAATGAGTATGGAGAGAGTTTCATAAATAAAATTACTGATATTGCTAGTCAGGGTGCAGGCGAAATCGCTCAAGTAATGGGTCAGCGAACAGCTCTTGGTGGAATTGGTGCTTCTGGAAGATTACTTAGTGCCGTTGGCGAGAAATTAGGTGGTGGAGCAGGTACACTTTTACAGCAACTTGGTGGAGGTGTTGCTAAGGGTGCTACAGAAACTAGAAGAGCACTATCAGAACTCAGAGGTCAAAGGGGTCTTGGTGCTGGCGCAGCAAGAACTATAGATATCATTAATAAAATGCTAGCTGGTGCTAGAGTTGATTTTCCACAAGTGTGGAAAAACAGCGGTTTCACACCTTCATATCAATTAACAATAAGACTCTACAATCCTAAACCTGGAAATAAAACCTCTACTCAAAAATATATTATCGGTCCAATGGTTGCTCTTCTACTTTTGGCAACCCCACAAACTTCGGACGGAGATACTTATAATTGGCCTTTCTTACAACACATTGAATGTCCAGGTATCTTTAATTTAACCCCCTCCTTTATTGGAAGTGTCGCAGTTATTAAGGGCGGAGATCAGCAGTCAATTTCATATAACCAGCGAATGGGAATTATGGATATTAGGTTGGATATTGGAAGTTTATACAATAGTATGGTTGCTGGTCGAGTAAACCTCTCAAATAAAAGTCGCCCCACATTGAAAAATTATGCAGAGGTTCTAGCATTGGAAGGGCCTCATGAAGACGTCTATGTAGATCCAGAGGGATATACTCCTAGTCCACCCGTAACAAGACCTATTACTCAACAACAAGCTCCTACTCGATCTGATCCTACTACTCAAGTCTCACCAAGGGTACAACAGGCAGCAAGAAATACTTATGATGATTTAGTTTCTAGGGCGAGAAGATTTCTGGGGTTCTAGCAGACAGAATTTCTTAGAACCATTGTGATATAATAGGCAAGATATAAGTTGATAACAAATTTGGTTTGGGTAGTGAATCTGTCATATCTATCTACATAATCCAAATCAACAGCCACCTTCATTAAAGTATCACCAACTACCTGCTTGAAACTTACACGATTCCCAAGTCTTTTAATGGCCATCAATTTCTTTACGTAATCATAATAATCCTTACCACAGATTTGTTTTACACTCGTCACATTTTTTAGAAAGAGATGTAATATCATCTTAATATCATCTGAATATTTCAAATCAGCTATAGTATTCGCAATTTGCTGGGCAAGCACAGCACTTATCTTCGTTAATTTCTTAGCTTCGTCAATTGCTTTTTTATCTACTTCTTTGTAGACTGTTATTTTCTTAACAATTTGATCAATTACCCGACTAGCTTTTTCCACTTTCTGCAATTCAGCAGGATCTTCCATACCTTCTTCAGGTTCATAAGGTTTCTTTATTGCAACCCCTTCTTTTGCAGCACGATAATATAACTCAGCAAAACTCTTTATACTTTGCGAAATTCTGTGACGATAGACTAATATAAAATCAGCTATTTTATCTGGATCTGCTGCTTGAATAGATGGAGTGTGTCTCTTAACCATCTCTCTAGATAAAAACATTATAGCATTTGGAATTGTCTTTTCACGAGCAAATAGGTGAGTTTTTGTTAGATGTTCAAGGGCATATTTAAAGACCTCAGGATTACAATATGGAATTTGCTTATGCATTAAATTTGAATAGTATCTTATACCCATATAATTTATTGTTGCTTGATATAAAACCCTATCCCTCTTTCTCAAGGCAACAAACATAGTAAAGATGAGTAAATTAGTTTGGAGTTCTCTAACCAGTAAACCAGCCTTTGGACCTATTTCCTTATAGAACCTATTACGAAATTCCTTTATGTCTTTTTCCTTCAATCCAACCATGTTGAGTATTTCATAGAAATGTTTTTTCACCGGGGGGTAGTAACATGGTTCTACCAACTTACTCAACTCTTCTCCGGCAGTACGAAGCATATATCTCCTCAGTCTGGAGATATCAATTTTTGATTGCTTATATAGTTCTTCCATATTCTCCTAACCGTATATAGCTATTGAAATATCATCTTCAGTAAAGAAAATATATTCTGGACCATACTCAAGTAATTCTTGTTGTGTAAAATCTTTATAAGGATCAAACTCAAAAAAGATATTTGATTCTGGTTTAAGTAAATGAACGTGATCTACTCCCTCAACTTCTTGCACCACATCTATAATCTCAGACCTATAAATTGTTGCATTAACTCCAAATCTTTCACTAAACTCTTCAAGCAACGCATCTTTGATGTCGTTCGATAATTTCACTGCTGAATCTGGGTAAAGTGGATCTCTGTGTACCTCCATCTCGATTTGTAAAGGAATTTCATATATTGGAGCAACCCAACCACCACGTCCTGTATAAATATACTTTAAACCTTTATTTGTCACATATACTATATCGTCTGTAACAGGTTCAATAAAGATCCATGTGACAGCAGTAGCATCTGTACATTCAGCTATATTATTTTGCTGACCTTCCCATGCTCCACCTTCTAAACCACTAACAATATACCTATCTCCACGTGACGGCGCAACGGGCACATCCTTCAATCCAATATCAATAACTGGAGACTTGGATACTGTATTTCGTTGCATACCACTCATTACTCCAGTTGTATGTGCAAATTTAACATTTGTGAAGTCCGTCAACATTCTGTAATTTTCAAATTCCATTGTAGCTAACATATTCTGTAAAACTACTAATTCAAAATTTCCTTGATCAATTGAGTCATAGTATTCTGCTTGAATAACTGGAACATCATAGATTACAATTTGAGTTGGTGAAGTAGCATCATTTGCTGTTAGGTTCGAGATCATAAAATCGTCTAATGATTGTCTAAAAACAAACTCATTTTCATATCTTGCAAATGTCTCAGTTACTGTACTAAGAGTAAATTGTAGAGTTAAAGTATCTTCTGGAAGATCAGTATATGGATCAACAATAAGTTCATAGTATTGATTAAGAGAATCATTTACCATCGCATAAGTTGCATCATTCTGAATAATCTTCATTTCGCAGGATGTTGTAGCATAATCAAGTTCAGTTGTTGAGTATAGAAGTCTAAAGATTGCTTGGCTACCAGACCTTTGGACAGATAATGTTGTTGCAATTAAATTATAATCTACACCATAACCAGTTACTAGTAATGGGTTCTGTGTTATCTGATACATAATATAATGATAATACGCGGTTTTATTATAGATATTATCAGTAGTTATATCGAATAGGGTATAATAGTCTACTCCATCAATATTTACAACAGAACCCCTCTCTAAATAATATGTAGTTATGGGAGCAGTTGAGTCAATAGTTATCCAGGCATTTCTCATTGGAACAAGTTGCTCAAGAACAGTTTGAGGAGAATCTTCTGTCTCACCATTTTCTGTCCCATATAGGAGAGTAGTAAATAGCATTATTTCGTTAACTTTAATATCAGACCTCTTTAATATTGCTAAGGAATTGGGCGCGATTGGAGAAACTGCATCTTCATCAGTGCTTGTGAGAACAACATCAGTATTGGTGTAGTCATTATATGTTACAAGTCTCCCAAGAGCTGTTAGGTTAGCAATAGCATTGCTTCTAATTTCTTCTGTATCTTCTTCATCTTCCCCATTTATAGCTGGAGAAGGATTTGTAACTGTATAATTGACTATTTGTTGTACACCTGAATCGGTTATATTATAAATCCTTTGACCAGATTTTATTGATCCGGCTATGACATTTCCATCTGCACCTTCAGTTTCTCGTACAGTAACTCTAATAGTAGATCCCGGTTCTGGCTGTACTCCCATTAAACCATTTCCGAAATATAACCTTCTACCAAACCCAGTCCTTCTAGAAACGTACCCCTTATCTATTGATGACATTAAATATATACTTTCAAACTCAGTCCATAAATCAAACCCGGAACTGCCTGGTTCTCTTACCTCTACAACCTGCCCAGCAACTTTTCCTTCAACAGGTACGTCAATTGTCGAGAATTGGTAGGTTTTCAAATCTTCATCAACTTGAAACTCTTGAACTACATCCTTGTACTGTCTAAGAGGAAGTACAAAACTAAAGTTAAAATTTGCAGTTGTATCAACATCAACTGGAAGATTATAGATATCAGTTCCTTCTGTTACTTTTACACCGGCAAACTGATTATTTAATACAGTAATATCTGTTCTATAATATGTAAGAAATTCTGTTTGCTGCGCTTTAAATACAAAACCTTCTGGAATTGTGAATGTAGTATTAGCATCTGGAAAACCAAAGGGTATTGTAATTAAAACATTAGCGGTTGCATATTGAGCTTCTTTCGTATTATAACCAAGAAATGCTGAAAGATTGAAGATGGATTCATCTAGCTGAGCGGTAGTTAAGAAGAACTCTTTATATGCGGAGATCTGGTAAAACATTATATTACCAGTTAATGTGGACATTATATTTATGATGAAAGAAAGGAATGAGGATTTGGTCAGATCAACATTTTCTAACTCAAGGTATGTCTTTAAGTGGTTTGCAATTTGATTTCTTGTGTTATCTCTCGAAAGGTATACCTGACTAGAAACTGAACTTTGTGCTGAACCAATAGAAGAAACCGTATTATTAGCCATATTTAATTTATCCCCTTAGCAGTCTCCTGGATTCTCTCCATCTCCAACAAAATAGAATCCACTATTTTCATCAAAAAGACTTTTTAACCTTTCTCTAAGTGATTCATTTTTTGTAAGCATCTTTGTCAAAAAAGCTGCATCAGAAATTTCGTAAATTTTTTTCGTATACTCAAAGAATGCAAAGGTTCGAGAAACTTGTTGGTCAGCATTCGCAGTTGTTTCGCTTTCTCTAACTTCGATTTTCAGTTTCCAATATCTTCTGTCTGTATTAGCTGATATTTCAGCATTTGTGACTATAAAAAGAGGGTAGATGTCGTTAGTCGGCCTTAGGAATTCCTGCTCAAATTTAACCAAATCACCAGGATACGGTTGAATATTATAAGTGCTTGGAATTGTAATAAATGTTTCCCCTTCCTTTATATAACCTATATCTTCACCAGAAAATGCTGTCGAAACTTCATCTATCCAGTATATTGGAAGGAGAAGATATTTGTCCCACCTCATTCCAGTTAAATCACCAATTCTCTCATAAGAACCACCGAAGACATATTCATCTTCCCAAATTGTAGTTTCTTTATTTATATTATAATAAGTTATAAGGAATCTGGGGGCATGCTTACTATAGACATCATATACAAGTTTCTGGTACTCATGAATATAGTCATATATTCTTTGATAATTTTGTAGATAGTCTGTCATTATGCCCTCGGCATCCCG